GGCGCTGCATTACTCTGCCGAAGCCGACATGACAAAGCGATCCGGCGAGGCTATGAAGCTCTTGTCCGGCGCGCTTTCGGACGCAGGTTTTGGAAAACCTTTTGGAAAACCCGGCACCAATGACCGGGGAGAAAAACCAAAAGGCCCCGCCAAACCAACAGGTTAGGCACCGTGGCGGAGTGGTTACGCAGCGGATTGCAAATCCGAGGGCAGCCCCGCAATTTCAATGCGTTGACGCGCCCGGCCTTGGAAAACCCCCGACCAAGCATCAATACGTTAGGGGTATGTTTGGCAAACTTTCTGGCTTCCATTCCCCGCCTGTATCTGCTAGGTATTGGGCTCACCTCCAATCTCCCGGGTGGGGTTTGGCGGTTCGGGCGTTAGCGCCCGCCTCTGGGGGATTGCACTCTTTCAGATGACAGCCGGGAAAGACCGGCACTAAGACCTAGCTTGCTAGGCCGGGTGGGTTGAACTCCGCCCGTTACAATTCGCGCGTCGGGTTTACTCGATGCCTCCTCCGGGTTCCGGCTCGGAGGGATTATTCGCCTGAGATGGCGTGAATGAAAGCGGAGGTCGCCGGTTCGAGTCCGGCCACCAAACCAGCGGAACCTAGGATAACCGCTGCGGGAGGTGTAGCTCAGCTGGTTAGAGCGCCGCACAAGTTTCGCCCGAACGGGCAACACGTTTGACACTGCGCCAATGGCGACGAGTGCTATCGAGGCGACCGGAGGGCCAGCGTAGCGAACATCCGGGATGTGAGTGGTCAAGGAATGCTTGCCGACTGAACATGTAAGTAACGGTTACAAGTTCGCCCGCTGGCGCAACCGGCCAAATAACCGGCCATTGGTGTCTTATGTGGCACCATACCAGGGTTAACCGGTCATCAAAGCCCGGTCCAGCGTCGCCAAGCCGCCCTCTTGCGGGCATAGCGCCACTGCTTGAAGCGGTTCATCAGGCGGCGCATTTCTGCTCACCGTAGCGGTCCAGAACTTCCAGCATATCAAACCACTTTTCAGCGATGATCTGACCGCCCTGTATAGTCAGCTCCATGACGCCATAATCCCAGCCGGTTGTTGACAGCTTGGCGTAATCCTCGACATGGCCGAACGGCAGGGCGCACCCGACATTGACCACCTTGAGCTGATTGACCGGGCCGATCTTAGGAACTGACTTCACCACCTTTTTGTGCGTGTGGCCGTAGACGATTGAGAACGTCGCGTCATTGCCAATCTGGTTTTCAGGGTTCTTGCCGCCATAGGGCTTACCCATGATATTGAGCGGGACGTGCGTAAACCCTACGCCATCAATGAACAGGAATTCGCCAAAGCGCCGGGTCTGCCAGCGGTATTGCTCGAACATCTCCACTAGGCGGCGATACATGCCACCTTCCATGACAGGGTGCAGGTTTTCATAGACCCTAACCCGGTCTTCATGGTTGCCCAGCGGAATGTGAAGTTCGCAGCGGTAGGTGTCCATCCCTCGATTAAAGGCCATCAGGGCCATCCGACATGATGCCATGTCATCTTCGAACGAGGGCAGCGCCCGGCCCGCAATCGTGCTGCGGTCTTCATGGCGGCTCACACTGTCCCAGGTGCCGAAGTCCCCGATCTGGACCACACGGTCAACCTTGCGCTCTGCTGCCATCCGTCCGAACGCTTCGAAGCGCGATTTATCCGGGTGGCGCGGGTCATCGTGGCAATCGCCAATCACGAGCACGCGGATCGGCTCGCCCTCGCGTTCCTTGACGCTTTCGGGGATCGGGTCACGGGCATTCGGGTTGCGCCTGGTTCCCTTGGCCTGCTGATACTGCGGCGCTCGCCAGAGTGACCAATCAGGCTCTAGCCCATATCGCTCACGAGCCGTTGTGAGGCGTGTAGTGAACGCCTTGGGTGTCAGTCCGGTTTGCTCTTGGAAGCGCTTTCCGGCCTCTGTTATCGCGGCCATTCCAGCGCGCGGCGTTGATGGTGGGGCGAACCCCTCACGCAAACAATCCTCAATCAGCGCAATGACGTTTTGCGCCTGCTCTAGTGAGAGTGGCTTTGCAGGCATCAATCGCCCTCCTGATTGGCAACGGATAGGGTTTCGAGAAAGCGCTTGCACCGTGACTAAATCACGGTATTCTTGCGGCATATCAAGGGAGAATTGACATGGAAGTCACGCCATTTCATAAAGAGCGGCTCGATCACCTTGACCAGAAATGCACGTTTGACGAAGCTGCCGAGGCATACCGCGCCAAGGCCCGCGAAATGGAAGAGCTGCGCAATGACGCCTGACGAACTCAAACAGGCCCGCGCTGCGCTCGGCATGACCCAAGCCCAACTCGCTCAAGAGCTGGAAGTGTCAGAGGATGCGGTGCGGGGCTGGGAGACTGGGCGCAGGCCGATCCGCAAGACCGTGGCGACAACCGTGCTGCACCTTTTGCATTGCCCGCCTATTACTGACTAGCAACAAGATCGGAAATCAGCCATGCCGCTTTCGTCTCCCCATCCTGAAATTGCTCGCTTCGGCCATCTTGACACACTGCGGTTTGTTTTCGCGGCTATCGTTGTCGTGGGCCATGCCTTCGGGTGGGGCTGGGTTCCGCGCGGCGCGCTGGCAGTGGATTTTTTCTTTCTGCTGTCGGGCTTCGTTTTGGCCCACTGGATCGTTGAGAGGCAGCCGAAGTATTGGCCGTTTGTGAAAGCACGGATTGCCCGAATGTGGCCCCTTCACGCTGTTACGGCTGTCGTCACGGTCGCGATCTATTACAACACCGGGGGTCGTCTGTTTCCCGGCGAGGACAGCGCCGCATTCACCCTGCTGGCGAACCTGCTATTTCTTCAAAACTCCGGCATCATGGACGGGCTGACGCTGAACTTCCCAAGCTGGTCCATCGGCGCGGAATTTTGGGTGAACGTGCTCTTGCTGTGGTTCGTCGTAATGGGGCGGCGCGTCGGCTTGGCCGCTCTGCTGGGAGGTGCCGCCCTGGCCGTATTGCTGCTCTATCATCCCAAGTTCGACCACGCACACCACCAGTCGTTTTACATCACAACACTCGGCACCGTCCGCTGTGTAGCTGGCGTGATGTTCGGGTATCTGATCTATGAAATCACGCGGCGCGGAAAGCCTCTGCCGTGGTTGCAGGCAGTTCAGGCCGTGCTGCTGGTGGCGGCGCTCTATATGTGCGTCACCGGCCCATCAGAGCCGCGCTCCAACATGGTGGCTTACGGGCTTATGGCCTGCCTGCTAGCTGCGTTGGCATACCCAACCGCCCTGACACGCTGGCTGGGTCATCCGGTATTGGCGTGGCTCGGAAACCTGTCCTTCGCGATCTACATGATCCATGGCCCGCTTCTGATCGCCGCACGGCGCAGCGGGTTTATCATCCCCAATCAGACTACGTGGATTGAGGGGGCCGCTTATATTGCCATCCTGATGTTCTTGGCGGTGGGGTCATTCTATCTGCTAGAGAAGCCTGCCAAGAAGCGAATTTTGGCGCTGGGAATGCCCGATCGCTCACGCCAAGCCACGCAAGACAGGGCGTGAACCCTAATCCGGCTGGCCGGTAGTTCGGTCCGCCCAACCATGCGGGGCCATCAATCGCCCCCCTGATTGGCAACAAGATCGGCAACGTCTGCCAGCGTGTCCCGGCAGTCCCGCCATGCGTCCTCACCGCGCAGCATGTAGACGGCTAGGTCCACATCGCTCGCCGTGTCATCCGGGGTTGGCGGGTACTCCGCGCAAGTCAGAAGGCTCGGCGGTATCACCATCGGCGGGCGTATCACTCGCTCGACGGTCCCGCAGGATGCGCAGGCTATCGCGCACAGCGGGGCTAGAAGCGCAGTTATAGGTTTCCGGGGCATTGCGTATCACTTCCTCATCGCGGCGCTGTGTGGCCGTCTGTGTGGCCCGCGCGGTTGCTCTGGATTCAGCGGCGACTAACGCGGCCTGGGTACGGACGATTTCGGCCTCTGCCTTTGCCGTCGCGTCTCGCTCGTCTTGTAGCTCTCCAACAGCGTCCATCCAGCGATTGCAAAAGAAAGCGGCCGCGATGAATAACACCACAGCCGCCCCCATCATCGCTTTGCCCCAAAGGCTGGCTAAAAATGTCATTTCGGGTCGTACTCGAAGTGAAAATGATCCCCCTCCACAACCACGTCATAATCACTGCCAAGGTGGTTTCGGCATGTGTCCGCGATTTGGAGTTTCAGCACATCAGGCCATTGCGCATAGCGCGGTCCTTCGCCTCTGGACCGCACATCCCAGCCGTCGCCAGTGTAGTGCTTGGACCCCCGCATATGGCGGCCATCATTCATGCTTGTGACAGTGAGGCGCTTGCCGTAGCCATCGAATACGCCAGCACAAATGGCAATGCCCCGGATTGTTGCGAGGCTCGCGCCTTTCGGGTCCACGCTATCTTTGAAATGCACATCAAGCATCGCTCACCCCCGCATTCTTGCCCCATTGGCGAATTCCAAACAGGGACGCGGCCAGCCCGTAGACCAGCCCGACAAGCGCCACCACGGACGCGCCAACCTCTGGCCGGGCAATCATGGTTGCAAACCCCAAGGGAACGGAGACACGCACCATCCACACCACAGAGTGTGCAAGTCGCGGTCGCCACGTCTCACGCATGTCTTGAATGGTGCTCATTGGTTGGCCCTCCGTTCGGCTCGTATGTCTTCGCGAAGCTGGTTTATCTGATCGGCCAAGCGGTCATAGCTGGCGTCAATGCGGGCCTCTAACCGAGCACCATCAATGCCGGTAAATCGGTTCGCCTCGACCGCGATTATGCGGTCCTGAAACTCCCGGTCACGCACCATGCGGGCCTCGATATTGGCCGTGTTGAGCGCAACCTCACGGTCCGTGTCCCACATCCAAATAAACATGCCGATGAGGGCGGGTACGGCCAGAGGAGCGATGAGGCGCGACACCAGGAGGAGCCAAGCACTATCTGCCAAACGCCGGACGCGTTCTTCTGTTGGAATGGTCATGTGAGGCTCTTTCAGACATGAAAAAACCGCCCGGAGGCGGCGGCTATTACGGGGAGATCAGGATGCGCATCTGCGTGCCGGTGCCAGCCAGCAGAATTTGGTCGGATGTAAATGAGGTCAGCCTGAGAAGCAGGCAGAGATAACAAGTGCCTTCGTAGGCGACCGGGATGCGGTAGCCGCCCACATCAAGGATCAGCCCCTCGATGCCATTCCCGTTGACAACCACGTCAGAGCCGTCGAGCTGGAAGTTGATGGTCCGCCCATCCGCAATGATATTTTCTGTCCCTGTGCCTGCCCACGCGTCCCCCGGCGCGCGCGAGGCATCGACGATGCCGATGGCCCACTCCCCGACCACGTTTTCGTTTGTCGCCTCGTTCGGCCCTTGGAAGTTCGACTGCAAGGTTTGGATCGACAACAGGTCCAGCTCTTTCAGGCCGGGAACCTCGATTGCCACGACAACCTTGTAGGCCGCGCCGGAAAAGCCCGTATTCGAGCCGAGATTGTCGGTCAGGGCTTCTCTGGAAATACGGCGGATGTCCGTTCCGTCATCATACCAGATCACGTCATTTGTCGTATCTTCATAGATGCGCCGACTGGTCGCGGTCGGCGTCCCCGCACCGCTTTCAATCAGCGAATAGCCGCTGGAAATTTCGGCCTGCGCAACCGTTGACTTACCGGCCAATGTCCCCGCGTCCGACACCTTGGAAAGTGTCAGCGTCGGAATTTGCGAGGCGTTCGGGATGGCCGTTTGCAGGATGCCGGAGGCGTTGAGAGCCGAGGTGATGCGCCCGTCCGTCAACTCTGCTGGCCGTGACGAGATCGACGCCCAGGCAGCCGTCGTGCCCAACGCCGCCCCATCGGTGAGTTCGTTCGTGTTGGTGATGTAGTTCGCATTGAGGGCGCCAGAAAAAAGGCCGCCGCCCGTGCGCCGCAAAGCGTTCGAGCTATCCAGCCGTGCGCTTGAAATGTTCCGGTTGAGGTCGCCGAGAGCATCCAGCCCAGCCGCAACACGCCCGTCCGTCAATTCCGTCGGGCGGCCCGTGACCGTAGAACCCCACGCCGCCCCATAGGTGGCATTCGTGTCACCGGTGAACCCGACGCCGGACAGCGTGACCTGACCGCCACCAGCACCCGAAAGAGTGCCATTTGCCGCGATTGAAACGGCTGTATTCAGAATGCCCTCGGAACCGGTCAGAGAAGAAAGGTTCGCCGGGATACTCCCGACATTATTTCCCCATGTTGCGCCGAGGGTGGCGTTAGGTTCTGGCCGGTTTCCGTCATCATCCGAGACGCCAGACCAGCCAACAGAAGTCGCGCCGCCAACGGTCCAGGTTGCCGACACCGTGACATTGGCCCAAGCCGTCCAGCTTCCACCGCCGTAGACATCTTCAGCCCGCGCCCGGACATTATACGTCGCCCCGGCGATCAGGCCCGCAACAGCCTTGCCGGTTTCGTCTGCCTCGACATAAAGCGTCGTGACATTCGTTGTGCCGTTTAGCCGGTATTGCACTGCTATCGAGCGCGTGCGTTGCAGGTCGTCCCCAGCCAGCGCATCCCATGACGCCGAAAAGCCTGGCAAGGTGTAGCTGCCTGCCGTTTGCGACGTGGAAATCACCGCAAAGCTGGATAGCGAGAGCGCAGACGCTGCGTCAACGTCAACCGGGATGACCTGTGCAGGCCCCCACACCCCGCCATCAGCTCCGTATCGGATACGCACATAATAGCGTTCGGACGCGATTGCTTGCAGTGTGCGGCCCCTTGACGCCTCTGCCCGGCTCAAGATGATTTGATCAGAGAACTCGGTATCTGTAACCGCGCGCATATCAATTGCGACCAAACTGGCCTCGGCAGGAACGCCCGCAGTCGGAGCCGTTAAGGTCACAACCGGTCGCGCGTAGCCTTCTGCGCTGGTTTGCGTACCGCTAGCCGCTGTCCACCCGGACGGGGCAGAAAGCGCACTGCCCCCCGACGCTACAGAGACCTCAACGGTCAGCCAGCTAGACGCGATCTGATAGGCGGATCGGTAGCGGATGCGCACGGAGTAAACGCGAGCGCGCTCCACATTGGGAATGCGAAAGCCGTTTAGCGCCTGATTGCGCGATAGGGTCGCCGCAGGAATATAATCCGTGTCCCCGGCTGGTGCTGTGTCGTCATTCGCAAATTGCCCGCCAAGGAAATCAAGTCCTAACGTTGCCCCGCCCTGTCGCTTATACTCGACTTCCACGCTCTGGATGGTTGGCCCGATAGCCCCCGGCGCTGTAATGTCAATTACGGTCTGCGCTGCACCCTGCGGCCCGGAAACCTCCGTTGCCGTAGCCGTCCACCCGCTTGGCGTCTGCGTGGTTGGTGCGGTTGCGGCAGTCACCGTGCCGGACGGGGCGTCTTCCTCTTCGCTGGCAGCGGTCCAATCATATTTAGTGTCCGTCTCAGACCGCGCGACAATATCAACCGTCCCGTCCGCATTGGCCTTGCGGCTGACAAGCAGGTACTTCCCGTTTGCTGCCGAGCCGTAGCTATCGCTGTCAAGGGTGAACACTTCACCCTCTTGGATGCCCAGAGCCTTGACCTTGTAGCGGGCCTGTATTTCGCGCGGCTCACGCTTGTTGCCGCCGTAAATTTTGGCCAGCCTTTGCGCGCGGCGGTGGTCGTCCGTGAACGGCAGGCGTAGCTCTGCCCAAAGAACTTCGCTGTCGTCCTCCGTCTCCCAAGTCGCATTGCGGTAGGCAGGAGCGCCCGCGAAATTATACCCTGCGGACGGCTCGCGGTATTGAACCGCTATAGCGTTTGCCGTCTCACGCACGGACCGGGCGGACGTGATGCGGATCGGCCCAGCCAAGTCATCATCAGTTAATGTGATTGTCGCGGTTTGTGCTTCCCCGCTATAGATAGCAACTTTGCCGGACCGAGTGGTAAGCATCCCGGCCATGGCCGAGAGCATCCCCTCAAGAACGCCGATAGGATCGTCAGCCGCAGACACAACGCCGCCGCCGCCCGTATAGCGCGCAATGGTGCCGCCTGCCTTGACACTAACCGTTTCATCGCACACGTCCGCAGCATCAGCGAAGCTCTGAAAGTCAATCAGCGCGGTTGGCACGCCAAGGCCAAGGATGCGTGTCCCGTTGACCTTGACTCCCATCAGGAAATCAAGCGCCCACAGGGCCGGGTTTTGTGTCCAGGCTATGTATGATGCGTTAGTAGGGTCATTGCCCGGCGAACTATCGAGGCGGGGGTCGTAACACTTGCGGCCACGCATGACGAAAAGCGGCTGCGGAATTCCAGAGGTCCAGACTTCCGGGTCGTATTCAAAGCGCAGATAGGCGAGCGCAACACCTTTGCCAGCGTGCGCGCTGGTCCAATCGCCGATCTCTGACACAGCGGTCGAGAACGCAGACTGAGACGTGGTGCCGAGCGTTGTTTCAATCCGGGCCTTCTGGCTCGCCCACTTGCTCGGGGCGGTGATATACCCAGACCCGTCAAGCGTGACGGTCTCGCTATTCAGCCGAACCTCTTCGACACTTTCGTATGGCCCGCCATCACCGAGCGCGGCGATCAGATGTAGGTATTTGTTATCGTCGCCCGTTGTCCGGCCCGGCAAGATGACCTGACCACCCACCGCCGTTTCACCGTAGATGACCTGTCGCGGCGCGTCCGGGTTTGGCTGGAATGTGAGGGCGCGCCCCGGATCGGTGAAGGCTGGAGTTTTGGGTTTGGGGGACAGTGACGACGCAACCGCGCTAATCCCTGCGCTGATAAGCGCGCGCCCCGCAAATTGCATCAGCGTTGTAGAGACGGCCTGCGTGAACCCGGCTGTCAGCGCGGACGCAACAAGAGTAGAGGCAGCGGCAACAACAGGTGGCATCAGATCACCCAAGCATGAGAGCAGGCGCGCAACGGGCGGCGGACGTAATCGCCACCGAGCGCTAGAAAGATTGCAGAGGAACCGTCGCAAATGCCGAGGGCATCCATTGGCGGTGATGGGTGCGCGACAATGGCACCCCAATAGGCTTGTTCCGGGGCCACTGGCCGACCGGCGAAGTTGTGCATCATGTCAGCCAGGCGCTGGCCGTGACGGCGGACCACACGCAGCGCGCCAAACGCGCTCGACCATTCCGGCAATTCGACCGGGCGTCCGCTGTCTGCAAGCCATGCAGCCGCGTATCGTGCGCAGTCCCAATTCTGATAATCGACCACTTTTCCGCGATGCGTATCGAGGAAGGCTTGAAGCCTCTTTCGGTCTTTAATAATCGCGAAGCGTCCGGCCGGGTGCGAGGCCAGACCCGGTATTGATCCCGGCCCCTGTTGCCGAACCCGCGCCGCCCCCAGCAGTCGGCCCGCCCCAGTTGGCAGGCTTGGTGTCAGCCACGAATTCAAACACCTCATCGCCCGAGAAGATGCCCTCTTGATCCGCGCTGTTGCGGCGGTGCTCTGTCCGGCGCAAAGCTGCTCCGACACCATCAAGGCAGGACACGACAATCTCGATACCGTCTGACTTTTCAGTCACGGACGGCTGATCGACTTTGCCGAAAAACGCCAACCACGGGTCCGCAACAATCGCGTCCGTGGCCGTGTCGAAAAAGCCGAGGTAAATATAAACATTGGCACCGCGCGCCAGCTCGTTAAGCGCATCAGCCTTCACGCTCGCATCAAGACCGGACAAGCCAATCTCGACCCGCCCCGCACGAAGCTCCGTCGAAGACTCCAGCGGCCCGATAAAGCCCAAGTCGCCCGCGCCGGTCCACGTCTGGCTGTCCCATGTCAGCTCGCCAACACCCGTGAAAAAGCGGACGGTCGCGGTTGGAAGCTCAATCTTGACCATCGCAAAGGGTGCGTTTTGCGCGGCTTCCGCCTCTGTCTGCCATGCTGCGGTCTGGCTCATCGCAAGAACTCCCGCAGCTTGAAAGCAATCGTTCTGGTTCCGTTTGCGCCATCGAGGCTTTCGGCTGCTTGGTTGTTATCGAGCGCGATGAATTCACCGGTCGGCTTCTCAAGGATGACGGCGGCGTTATCCGATGGGCTGCGGCGAATTTTGGGGGCGACAGATATCGTCATGTCCCCGTTACTGTCAGCAAAGCTGTCAGCGGTGAGGATGTGGAGCTCTCGGAATGTCCCGTTTTCAAAAGCGATGTAATCGCCCTTGTTCAGGCCGTCGCCTGGCAACCATCCGTCTGTTTGCAGCGAGGTGCCTGTCTGCGATCCACCGTCAACCAGCGGTGTTGGCACCGTGACCCAGCGGAGCGCGTATTCTCCTGCGATGAAGTCGAAATCCAAGCTTGCGGAATTTGGGTGCGCAGGCGGGACAGAGGCGTCGTAATAGTCAACCGGTCGCGGCGCGTGCGGCCCGGCGTAAATGGACCCAAACACACCATTCGCCTCGGTTAGAACCGCCATCCACTGCCCGGCCTGATATCGGGTCATTGGCGGCAACTCGACCTCTAGACGCCACATTGCGCCAAACCGAGCCGAAACCTGTGTAGCGCCGGTAATCGGGCTGGTCTGACTGGCAGAGTTTGCGGCAAGCCAAACGCGCTGACGAACGGGGCCGGGGCTAGTGGGGAGGCTGGCGACCATTACACGGCACTCCTGGAGCCTGAAATCTGTGAAAACGCCTCAACAGAACCGGCGATTGAAGATTGAACGAGCGCCGGTCCGTTCGTCTGGAACGCCTTGGCGATCATTTCCGCCGTCCCCTCGGTGGCATATCGAGCGTCCACATTCACAATTGTTTGCGAAACGGCTTGCGATGCAGACTTGCCCGACACGCTTGTCAGGCCCGGCGCTGATGCCGTGCCCAAGGCGGTGCCGATGGCCCCGTCAAAAAGGCCCTGTGTGAAACTGGCGAGGGGTTGGGCAATCAAGTTGTTAAATGCCACGCGGGCCATAATGGCCACGATTTCGCTAGCCAGATCGCGGAACGTCACCGAAATTCCCCGCGCCATGTTATCGAAGGCCGACCCGATAGCGTCCGTCACTGAGTAGGCGGCGCGCTCGCTGTCGATTGTGAACCGGTCGAAGGCGCGCGAAGTCTCCTCTAGAGCCTCCCGTGCACGGCGGGCCGGAGCACTCGCCTTGATTTTATCTTGCTCGGCCCGTTGCTCCGCCAACCTGCGGCGCTCGGCTTCAACAGTACGCGACACCCCGTCAAGGTACTCGCTTAATTCTGCCGTTGCGGCGGCGCGGGCGCGGGTGTTGCTGGCCGTTGACCCGGTGTTGGTGTCTTGGGCCTCCGTAAGCCCTTCAAGCTGCCCGCGAAGCTCTGCCACGCGCTCGTTTAGCGCCCCGACAATGGTCAATTGAGCGCCAACGCTTGTTGGGTCGGGCAGGCCAGCGCTATTGGTGAAGGTTTCGCCAAGGCCTTCCACGAAATCGGCACCGAGGAACGAACGGAGCGTCCCAGTGCTTTGCACGCCCCGGCGCTCGTTTCGCTGGATGGTTTCCCAGTAGCTTTCTATTGCCCGCTCGATGGCAATTATTTCAGCCTCAATGGCTCCTGCCGTCTCTGGGTTAAATTGCCCCTCTGAGAAGGCCCGACCGAAAGAGTCGAACATATTGCCCAGCACCACACCCACACGCTCGATGTGCGGGATGATGTCGATAGCCCAAGCCAGCATGACCCGCGCCGCAGGCATGAAGCTATCACCGATGGCTACCGCCGCGTCTCGTACTTCTGCCTGAAATTCGCGATATCGGTTGGTCAGGCTGTCCGCAGTGCGTGCGGCATCGCCTTGCGCGTCCCCGGTGCCAGCCATGATGATGTTAAGGCGGGCAAGCGCGAGCTGTTGAGCCGTCGCCGCGTCCGTGCCGCCCCGAATGCCCATGTTGAGCAATTCGGATTCAAGCGCAGCCTGATTGATAATCACGCCATAACGGCGCACCGTTTCGTGATTGCCGACCAGCGCGGATTGCAGCGCCCGTACCGTTTCCGGCTCGCTCTCATTGTTGAAACTGGCCAGGTCTACGGCAAGCTGTGTCAGGGTCTGCGAAAACTGCGCAGCCTCTTCGCGGGCAAAGCCTAGCGGTACGAACGTATCCTGAAACGTGGACAGATATTGCTCAAGAGCAATGGAAGACCGGGCAACCGCATCAGCCGTTGTCTCTGCCCAATCCCGCACACCATCCGCACTGTCACGGAAAACCGCGTCAAACTTGGAGCGGATTTCTTCCGCGCCCGCCGCTTCCCGTACAGAAAGGCCAACGCCCGCAGCGACCGCCGCGCCCATGATGGCCCCGATTTGCGCGAACCGACGCCCCAAGGCGGCAAAATCAGCGCCCATGCGGTCAGTGGCATTGCTTGTGGCCGTCTGCGCACGACGAAGCGCAACGTCAAGGTCGCGCATGTCGCCCGTGATGTGGACTTTTACCTCGCCCGCACTGACCATGACTTAACCTTTCTGTCGGGCCTCATCCCAAGCGATGGTGGCCTCGATTTCTTCCATTGTCGGGAGGTCTGGCCGTCCAGCTCCGTGGAACTCTGCGAACCCCTCGGCAGAGGCCAGCCATTCCGCGACGCTCATTGCCCAGAAGTCAGCGGGGCGAAGACCCATCTTGCCGATCCCTAGCGCCATCCAGCCGCGCCAAGGGATGGCCTCTAGGTCTTCGCCCCGTCCGCGTTTCCCGCTTCGTCCTGCCCAGCAAAGGCGGCTGACACGCACGCGCCAACCGCCCCCGCCAAACCAGCAAGATCATTGCTCTGGCGAAGCTTGGATGTGTCCCTGGACCCGCCCGCCCGTGCGAACGCATCCGCGCAAGCCAGCAGCACGCGAACGGACACACTGCCAGACTGCATGTCTGCCGCGACTTGTGGGAACGTCTTGCCGAGAGCGTCCTCAATCTCAGCAAGCGCACCAAGGTTGGCAACGAATACGAACGACTCGCCGCCGACCTCTACGCTGACTTCGCCGCGCGCCTTGTTAACCATTAGGTGAACGTCCACGCATCGCCAGATTGCAGGGAAATCGAGAATTCGCCGCCACTGTCGAACGAACCCTTGTGCGACAGCTCGGTAATAATAAAGCCGCCCTCATAGGTGCCGAAATCAGGGATCACGATCTGGAAATCCCGAAGCGTCCCGGCCTCGAAATCGGTTTGCAGGGCAGCGTCGGAAGCCGCATCGGTGAAGACCCCGGAGAACGAAACGTCCAGCGTCTTTTTGCCAGCCGTTGAAAGCAGCTCACGGGCGAAACCCGAGCTATCGGCGGAGGTCACATCGACCGGCGCGCGGTTCAAACGCATGTCAAGGCTGCGCATCCCGGCAATGGTGGTAAAGACGGTCGAAATATCGACCTTGAGAAGATAGGCGAGACCCTTTTGAGCGGCCATGATTTAAGCTCCTAGTTGGAAGGGCTGATGAGAGCGCGGAACGTCACGACACCGCTGATGGATTGGCCCCGCGCCTTGCCAAGCACGACACCACCAGCCGGATCATCATTCAGCCCAGGAATGATGACGGCAGAAACGTATCGACAGGACACCAGCCGCTTATCGGCTGCGGTGGCAACCCGCATCGGGCCTGTCAGGAAATCAAACGCGACGCTCTCACCCTCAGCCGGGCTGGCTGACAGGTCGAAGCCGTCGCGATGGGTTAGAATGTCGCGGATGCGCTCGATGGCTTTCGCCACGTCAAGCACTCCGGTTGGGGAGGTGGACTTGCCCCGCTCGAAATGCGCGGCCACCTGAAACTGTATTTCGTCCCCGTCGAAGTCGGCAGCGCTCCAATCGGTTGCGCTGACAAATGAGAGCGTGACATATGGCAGGGCTTGGTTGTCGGGCGCGTCTAGGGTGAAGACGTTTGCGTTCCCACCCATGAATCCGGCCAGCAGGCCGTCACCAGTCAAAGCTGCCTTGACGGTTTCCAGTAGTGGCAATCCTGAGAGCATGGCTTAGGGCCTTTGCAAAATCCGGCGCACCGCCCAGATCACAATCTGATGGATGCGGCCCTCGTTCTCTTGCAGCCCGCGCCGCATGAAGGGCCTGCCACCGCGCGCCGGGTCTTTGAATTCCAGGCGCTCGGCATAGGGTGCACGCGCCACCACGTCCGCGCCGTCATTGCGGCGGGCGGTTGAAATGGACGCAGCCAGAATGCCCATGTCCGTCATCGGGTATTCACCCGGCGCAGACGCTCGCGACTTGCCATTAGGACGCGTCTTCCCGGTAGCGGGGCCTTGATTGAGCGATGTGACGATGTGGCGCTCAAGATCCAAAGCAGCGGCGTGTGATCCTTCACGAATGGCATTTCGCTTGATGCGCTGCCCGATTTTCTGCATTTCGACTTGCAGTTCCGAAACGCCCGTGATGCGAGCGCCCGGCATTACATGAACCCCTGCTCGCCATCTGGATTGATCAGGTAATCCGCCGCGTCCGGGTATTCGACCGGCGAGAGGATAACGAAATCAGCCGACCGCACACCGGGTGTAACGACTGTTTGCTCGCCCGTATCTGGGTCTGGCTCACTAAAAACCGGCTGCGTCAGCCACACGCCGCGCTGCGAGCGCAAGAGCGCACCCACGGTCAAACTCGGCTCGCCTTCGGCCCCAACGGTCCAGACGCTGGGGATTTCCTGCCCACACGTAGCGGCGTCTTCGAATGCGTAGAAGTAACTGCTCATAACTAGTTTCCCACCAATGCTTCTAGCTCGGCATCGCTCAGGCGGCGCGGGATATAGCGGAAGTCTCGGATATACCCGCAAAAAGTGGCGGTCGCCGCCGCAGACCAAGGGCCGTTTCCAAGTGACAGCCTTGTATTGGCTACCGGCATTGCGCCGCTTGCGTCCGTAGCCTGCGTTGCGCCGTTCAAGCTCATCGCGAAGTTGTTCGCCTCAACACCAATCGCCACACTTAATGTGTTGCCGACTGCGTAATCTGACTGCCCAGATGGTGTAAGGCTTGCGACGGCGGCCCCACCAGACCGGACGTAAGTGCTTGCACGGGTGCCGCCAGTCGCCCCAATGTCGAGGTAAACCGCATCGTTGAACGTAGCGCCAACCCCGCCAACAACTTTCGCCGTTTCGCCCGCAGTAATGGGTTTGACGCTGAAATATGCGCTCCACGCCACGGAGGAAAACCATGACCCCGCCGCCGCAAGGGTTATGAGGTCAGCCGCCCGTGTCGCGGCAGCGGGGCTGGCGGCGGTCGGCAAGATTGGGCTAGTCGGGTGCGCCTTGTTTTCGCATTGCGGGATGGCTATCCGAAAAGTGGCGTCAATATCGCCCGCCCCGTCCCACTCCACTTTTATTCGTGGCTCGATTGAGCCGACCGTGCCCCCACCCGACAAGGCGAATGGCTCAAAAAACCTCTTCGCAGTCGCGTCGGGCGTGAAATCCGATCCGCTGTTTGTTTGCACCTCCACCCCCGCACCGGTTCGCTCGACAATTACGAACTTGACCCCAGACAGGTTGGTCATGTCGCCTGAGATCAGCGATACCGTAGCGGATAGCGTCCAGTCCTCACCCGTTGCAGCAACTATCTGCGTCAAATCTTCGAGCCTGATGTACGGGTCGGATGTCGGCGTGCCGTCGAATTTAATGTCTACGTACTCATATCCGTCTACAGTCCCCGCCCCCTCAATGCTGGCAGTTGTTCCGCCAGCACTTATGACCCAATAGGTCGGAGCCGTCCCCGGCGTCCCTACGGCGGCCCCCTCACACCTTGGGTTACGGATTTCATTTGTGCTCGACCCTTCATTTAGAAGGCCTTCAGTCGAATGGATTGCCGCGACGTTGTTCGCATATTCGGACAGCGCGCCGAACGCCCCCCCGTTGGTGAAATCCCACCCGCCCGCGTCGGTTTTCTTTGACGCACGGGTGACGGTCGCCAAGTTCGCGAAACTGGACGTGATAGCCATTAGCGATGTCCCTGAACTATCGGGCCTGACAGACCCATGTCGCAGCCGCTGGATCGCGCTGGACGGTGATTATCTGGTAATCAGCGCTCTCCGCCGTCACCGTGTCGCCAACCTCGGGGGATGCAGACATTGACGCGGCAAAGATCGTGATTTTCCGGTCGGTGATCGGGATGCCGCCCATTTGACGAGCGGTCGCCGTGTAATCTTCAATAAAGCCCCGGCCCGTGGCGTCAGTGGTTGCGCCCGGCGTGGTGCCGCCGTAGGCGTCCACAGTTGCAGAGCCAGCCTTCTTAAGGGTGATGTCCCAAGTGGTGCCGCCGATCCCGTTGGCGGCGCTGTAGACCAGGCTGGCGACGTTATCGAGCAAGGCCATTAGGATTTCACCAGACTGACCGAACCCGAACCGACGCGGGCGGTGACGATGGGGGTTAGCATCCGCTCTGCCCGGTCAAACGCCTTTTGCGTAGACACGCCCGGCTCAAACTCAACCTCAACCGAACCAGCCTTGACCCGGCTCGCGCGGTCATTGCGGGAGACTGTAACTAGCAGCTCTGCCGAGAGAGCCTCAAGCGCCAGCTCTGCGGTTGCGTTCTCGACAAGCGTCGGAACCTCGTCAACCAAATGGCGGGCCTCATGGTCATAAGCGCCCGTGCGTGGCCACCCAAGGGCCTGCGTTGTGGAGGCGATTGTCCCAACCCACCGAAACGTTGCGTCCAGGTATTCGGTAGCCTTACGCAGCGCGGCCTCTCTTGCCGGGGTCGTCGCGGCGCTCCAAGTCGTATTCGACCGGTTTGACCAATAGGTGTCCGCATCCGAGACGGACAGATAGGATTCAGCCGTTGAGAGGCCGGTACCGTCTTCGGTGATCAGCGACATGGGTTAATCCTTCGCTTTGCGAGGGCGTCCGCGCCTTTTTTGCGCTGGCTTTGCGGGTGCGTCGAAAAGTTCGTGTTTGGCGGGGTCAAAGTCCGCCTTGTTGATGATCGCAATGCCCGAACGTTTATTACCCGGACACTTGATGACGACCGTTGGAATGTCTGACATTCGGGCCTCCCTTGAGGGTGACGGGGCGAGCCAAGGCCCGCCCCTCACGATTAGCCCAGCAGCAGAGCGATGTGCTCTTGCTTCCACGCCTTGACGCCCCACACGGCACCGACCGAGATCATGGCCTTCTTATAGCCCTTGTAGACGGACACTTCGAAGATCAGCCCGGAGTGCGGGTCTTGGATGAGCATCATATCGGACGCAGCGTCGCCGCCAATCGGATTGGCCGGAGCGCGCATAGCAAGCTCAAGCGCCGAGCGGTGGAATGCAACGTTGCCGGTGAAGTTCGCACCAACCGTAATGGCGTCGTTGTCGCTCTCCGCATCCCGCAGGCCCGGCGCACCAATGGTGAATGAGCCCCCAGACAAGGCCGAGTTGACAACATATTTGTGCGACGTACCAGCGAAGGTCACGACATCACCAGCGAGAACGGTGCCCGTACCGGTGTCGGCGGCAATCGTGGTGTCCCCGATGGCGCTGGAAGCGTCATTCAGCAGGTAGCCGGAGCCGGTGCCTTTTGTGTGGCTTTGGACCTGCGCGGACTCACGCATGGCCAGGCCTTGCAGATCGAGCAAAACGCCTTGTCGCAGCAGATTGTCGTTGCCTGCCTCGTTCGCCTTTTGAAGCTGCGCGAGGTTGCGAAGGTTCACGCCTGCGGACGTATCCATGACCAGCGAGATTTGCCGATCATTTACCGGGCATCCGTTGTCGGCAAGGATTTTGCGAACATCAGCAACCGTGTTGAAGTTGGACGCAAACGGGGTCGTGCCAGCAGTGCCGACTGCGCGCGAGGCGTTTCGATATGCCTCGGTTGCAAGATCGGCTTCAACCTCATTGGCCAGGGCGCGCATAGCTTGCGCAATCTGGTCGCCGTAGATCGTCTCAAAGCCAGAGCCGTTGTTGACGTGCTTGACATCCTCGCCGGTCCACGGGATCTGCACCGCCTTGGAATTATCGAGAGTCAGCGTCTTGTTATCGACGGTCTGGTCGGTGCCCTCCGGAATGGTCATCGCCGGGGAAATAGTCGCGGCAGATGCGGCGCGGGTGAAGTGCGAACGAACGGTGTCGTTTAGCGCAGCCTCTTCAGAGCCATCCGCGTTGATGGTCGAGGCGGGAATGAAGCCGACCAACTCTCGGCCAACAACATCGGCGGCCTTGTAGATGTCAGCCGCCAGATCAGTAAGAACGTTTGCCATGGTAATTGCCTTTCAAGCTGATGGCGTGGGATCGGAAGCTGGCGACCGGCCTTGCCGGGTCAGGCTTCGTCGACGACCTTGAAGCCGTCTTTCACTTTTGCAGCGCGAGCCGCCTGGCCGAGGCCATCGAACTCACTGCGCGTGATCGTTTTGCTGGAGCCATCAGCCCCGAGCGCCCCTTGGGCATTGCCACCGGAATTTGCAGGGGCAGCAACGAAGTGCTTGCCCGCGTCGCCCTGCGCCCATCCGGTGACGAACTCGGCCAGGGGCTTGCCCTCGACCGTTGCGGCGCGCTGGCCGTCAAGGTCGGAAAGCTGAATTTTCGATTGGGCCTGCAACAGGGCCTTAGCCGCTGGCAGGTATTCCGGCTTAACGCCGGCCTCGGTCAGCGCGCTGGTCAGCCCGTTTTCGACCAAGAGCTTGTGATTGACGCCCTTCTCGGCATCGAGCGAAGCTGACAGCTTCTCGATTTCCCTGGCGTGCTTGGCTTCCAATTGCTCACGCAGCTTGGTGAAGTCGCCTTCCTTCTCGGCCTTCTCGGCCTCTGCGGTGTCCCGTGCGGCCTGGATCTCGTCGAACTGGGCCTTGAGGCTGGAAAGCTCATCCTTTTGAGCCTTCAGCTTGCCAAGCAGCTCGTCATTCTTGGCCTTGAGTCCTGCCGTTGCTTTCGCCACAGCATCGCCGTCGCCGCTGTTGCCAGCGTCGGTGTTTTGTTCGGTCATAGGGGGATGGCCTCGCCATAAAAAAAGCGGCCCTAGGCCGCTCGCTTCACTCTACCGGGCGTCACCCGGCGCTATGTTGGCACGCTCACAAGAGCGTCACCTTGCCCCTTGCGAGGCAGTCAAGGCACGCCATGCCCCTTTGACCACCCACAACGCGGGTGCCCTTGAGCAATGGCATACGCTTAATTTCAATAAAGCTCGTACCCGCAACGCCGGTATCCACACGGCACACATTGCAGGTCAGCAGCCCGTGGCCTGTGGGGGCTTTGGGCTTCTCATTCTTGACGACGCGAAGATGGGGCGGCAATGCAACCATGCCCCTAAATATCAAGACCCTCGCGTCTGCGCAATTCGTCCAGGCTCCACGCCTGCCCCTTGCGGTCCACAAACCCACCCAAAGGAACCTCGCCAGACCGCCATGCCCGCGCACGGGCAGGGCCTAGAACCTCGTTTTGAAACTCCGTCGATTGACGGCGTAGCCATTCCTCATAGGTCGTGCGGTCAGGAGGCGGTAAGCCATCAAGCACCGCAGTAATCTGCGACCGGCAATTAGGGTGCGCAGGCGGGCGCGGCCCCTCATTGATCGGGTATTCCTTACCGTCCCGTGCGGCGCACACAAGAGAAGTCCGCCCGTCAAGAACTGATGTCCACTGAACGCCCCGCACCAAGTCGCCGTTGGAAGCGAAGGCCGCCTCCCGTGCGCGCGTTGCTGTATGGGTGATAGCTGTTCTGACGATCCGCTCCGTTGAGCGCCTTCCAATCTCTAAAATCCCATCCTTAAAGCCCGCGACCCGTGTTCCGCGAACCCGCGCGACAATCTGCGCCAGACTTTCACCCTCAACGAACCCGATGCGAACCGCGTCCCGAACGCGTCGCCCCTGGTCTTCGCCAATCCCAGCCATCCACTCACGCAGAAAGCGCCCTTGAAAGGGCCGGGAGTTTGCCGCAGCAACCACGACAGAGCGCGTCGGGACATTAAAGCTTGTCCCAACCGCCCGCGTAAGCTGTCGAGCCGTGTATTGCGCCTCGTATTCAGCCAGATCAGCCAGATCCGAAACCAACGTACCGGTCAGCTCGTCATACGCCTCCCGATACATGCGCGAGACCGTTGCGATCTGCGCATCCAGCCTGCGACCTATGACGCTATCCGGGTCAACCAGACGCAACTGCCGAACTATGTCCGCCTCGGTGCGAGCCAACAACGCCAGCATCTTTGCCACAGTCGCATTAGAAAGCCGAAGCAGCCCTATCTGGTGCGATACCGTTTGGTCGCGAAGGTCGTTAGCCGCCGTCATTCATCGCCACCGGATCAGCCACCCGGACCGGCTCGTCATCTAGCTCCTCCTGATGGTCGTCAAACGTCTTGCTCTCGCGGATGATTTCACCGCGCTGCAAGTACTCAAACAGATCACGCGACGTGATGCCGCCGCCTTGCCATGCTTGCATGATCGCGACCAGTGACGGCGCGTCCAAATGCGCAGGCATGAAATCCTTGTTCACGGAGAACGACACCTCGCCCCCCTTTACCCCGGCCCACTGCCCAACAAGGTCCAGCGTCCATTCCATCGCCTCGGAAATGGAGAACGCGATTGCGGCAAGAATACTGTTTTCGCCCGCACGGTGGATTTGCGCTGTCTCCGCAGCCTCAACCTGCTTGCGGTCTTCCATCAACATGCGCGCACCCAAGACCGCCATGTCGCGCCGCTTGTCTTCCATGGCCGTGCGGATTGCACCAAGACCTTGCCCGCCGAACTCAAGGAAGAACGCGCTGCCACCTTCGCGGAAGTTCAAACCAGATGACGAGCCGAGCGCAACCTTTTCCGCTTCCTTCAGGTCCAGGTTGACAAAACAGGGCGTCGGGTTGGCCGTCCACATGATACCCCACTGATAAAGGCAGCTATCGTTGAAATGCCCGCAATTGGTGTCAGCCAGATCAATTAGGGGCGGCTTGGGAAAGCGCGCCTCCGCACCCTTCGCGGTAACGAACCGGAACGGAATGCGGGCCATGCGCTTGCCCGCGACTTGCGGGAACACATCGCCGCCCACCTGCACCCACTCAGACTTTGACCCCTCTTCCCTCTCAAACAGGCGAACCCGATACGCGCCACCGTCCAAATCAAGCACGCGCACGCGCTCGACCGTCTTACTTCCAAACTCATCGTCCGGCGCGTCCGTCTCCGTCGCCTCTTTGAGCCGCACCTGACTAAGAACCCGCTCGGACCCGACGCTTGCCTCTTTCCAGCCGAGGATGCTTTCTGCCGCGTACAGTCGGGCGTAAGGCTGGACCCCCTTCGCCTCACGATCCGCAACAAGCTCCCCCTCGCTCGTCTCAGGGTGATCAACCAGAATGCCGACAACCCCGGTCGTCATAATCTCTTCTGCGATCTGCTCTGCCAGCTTGGCGGCGCTCTGACCGGTCCGCGTCAAATCCTCCGAGTAGAGGGTCAAGGCTTCGGAGTAATCTTCCTGCGGTGCCTTGCGAAACAACAGGCCGACCAAGCCTTCAACAGACCGCGCCGTCGCATTCAGATAATACCCGCGCTGCTTGTATGACTTGTAGGTGTCATCATCATGGCCCGGCAGACGCAACACGAACGATGAACCCTCGATAACCTTGTCCCGACCGGCAACGGTGGCGCGCATCTTCGCCCACGCGTCCCGGCGCGCCTCATATTGGGCGCTTACGTCTGCAACGGTGCTGGTCATCCAAAGCCCACCTTAATTCGCTCACCATGCGCACCGGCAAGCATCAAGTCAGTCAGCGCCCACACCAGCGCATCAACCCTGTCAGGCGACCGGTCGCCCATATACCCGGCTCGCGTCATGGCGAACATTTGGTCTTCAAGGTCCGGGAACCTGCCCGCGTGAAACACATCACCAGACGCATAAAGAGCCGCGACAGGCTCCGCCCGCAGAACCTTGCCGCGTGAAGCCGTCACCAGCTTTACAGGCGCGCGGCGGTCATGCGCCTGGATCACGGCGCGAACCATGTCGCCACCGAAATTGCGCTCTGCAACGATGCTGTCCGCCTTGTGCTTGTGATACGCACCAACTGTGGCAGCGGCCCACTGCTCCGGCCCGCCATTCATAGTCAGGTCTTCCAGAACGTAGCCCTTGCCATCAACGCCAAGGCCCGCAACCACAATGCCGATGTCGTCAGACCGCTTGTCGCCCTTCTCAGCCGCCCCGGATGGGTCAACAGCAACAACGATGCGCCGCATGTTCGGCAGGGCGTCAATCCCGGCGCGAACGATGCTACCCTCTGTCCAGATCGCCCCGTCATAGGAGCGCGTATACTCGCCAGACAGGAAGCGCTTGCGCTGCGCCGCTGGCATGGCCTCCAATTGGGCCAAGTAGCCCGCAGGAAGGTTGTCCGTGTTATCGCGCGGGTTGATCCGAAAGACCGTCCTATCACCAGCCAGAAGAGGCTCGCCGTCTATCGGGTTAACGCCCTCTTCAAATTCCTTGAATGTCCAGTGAACCGCGCCGACCGGGTTAAGGTCGTAATACGCCTTCAGCTTAAGCGGTCGCCCATCAACTTGCGCCACATTTTGGGCCAACCGTGTCCGAGCGGTCAGGACAGACTGATAAGAAATCTGCGAGACCTCGTTTAGGTAAATGGTCGCGTATTCCTTACCGAGAATCTTGTCTGCCCGCTCGGCATCATCAAGGCCGCCAAACCAAACCTGCGACCCATTTTCCAGCTCTTCAAAGCCATCCTGCTTGTTCGGCGACCGACCGACTCCGGGAAAGCAGATCGACATCATCTTTGACCAAGTGTCGGCCCATACCGCTTGGCGCGCGTCCGCTGCTCGATAGCGGATGATTGCATGGCGCGAGCCTGGGGCCTTCAATGCCCGCACACCAACGCCACGGCAGAAAAGGAAAGTCTTGCCCGACCGTGATCCGCCGTAAATCAGATTATGCGTTTCAGGCCCGGCAATAAGGCGCTGCGCCTCCGCCTGCCTTGGCGTAAGGCTAAAGCTCACTCTCGTCTCGATCGAACGTCACCGTCACGCGGTTGTTCTGGTCAATGTCCTGCTTGTCGCGCTGCCCCAGCATTTGCTTTCCAAGCCACACAAGCATCGTCGGGTTGCCGTCCATCGCGGCTGACCACTGCGCCCTGCGAAGAGATTTCTTGCCGGCGTCGGAATGCTTTTTATAGAGGGTCGAAAAACAATCCTCGCCACGCTCTTTGAGCCGGGTGTTAAGCGTCTCAGCGGTCATGCCGAAGATGTTGCAGATTTCGTCTTGAGTGCACTGAATTTCGACCATGCCGACAAGCCGATCAAAATCCTCGTTTGAAAGCTCTTTGCGCGGTCGCCCGCCCTGCCTCTTTGCCATGTCCGCCTCGCGGGTCTTCCAGGGGCCTTACCCCTTCCACTAGACTTGATTGCCTAGCAGGCGTACCCATTGGCAAATGCGCTGCCAAGGATACAAGATGAGAATTCCGATATTGGTTGGCGTGGGCCTTGCCCTCGCTGGATGCCATCAAGCCGATCAGGTTGTGAGCTTGGAGGCGTGCTCACTCGATGCGCCACAAGTCACCATCGCATCCGTTGACGCTGAAACCCTGCGGCTTGCTGATGGCGTCGTCACGTTCACAGACGACAATGGAAACACGGTTCGCCACATCCCCTATGGGGCGGGTATTGCTGTCTGCTACGACAGCCAAGAATGACTTGCGCGGCTCACGGTCCTAAATGGCAATAAGCCTTCATGTGATGTTGGCCGGGCCGCGCAATTTCTGTGTCAGCTATTGTCTGCGTCACTCTTCGCGATTTCGCGCGTGATGGCAGAGCTGACAAATGCGTTGATCTCGTTCAAACCGATTGGGGACCGCTCAGGGGCATGTATGCGGCAGCTATACAGCTTGCTCTCGTTCCATGTGATTACAGCGAACCCCGCCACGTCGCCTTGCCGATGCTCTTCTTTGGCAATCAGGCTCAAGATGCGCGCGTTTTCCCGACCGCGCCGCTTGGGCAAGGTGTTCTTATGGACCGTCAGGCTGACGACGTTGCGCTGCTTTTGCATCGGCCACCTGTGTTGAATTGGGCCATCAACCGGCGATTGGCGAGGGAGACCGCGCACCGGGAGGCCCAAACGGGAAACGGCGCGAACCTCGAAGGCCGCGCCGCAGTAATTCCAGTCTGAATTTATCGGCATCATAGCTGATTTTGTGGCAGGGTCAACACCCATTCGCTAGATGTTGCGTTACGCGGCCCGCCGTCTACCCGAACGAAAATAATCAGCCAAAGCCGCAGCTCCCGCCTTGATGCTATCCGTACATCGCAGGCGGATCGCCGTCCCGCGAAAACCGTAAAGCTCGACAATGGACCTGTGGGCAGACCTGCCCGCATCCTTCAAGGCGTCGTCCGCAGCATAGAACCTGCGCTCTTCCCATCTATCGCGGTCATCATTGCGCTCGATGATCGGCGCGTCGTCAGGCTTCAAGCGGTCTGCATCCCTGTCTGGGTCGTAGGTGTGCGTGTGGTAAGCACCTATTGGGGACCGCCCGGACGATACACCAAACCCCGCAGCGTGGCGGAAGCCGAAGTAATGCTCCACCGCCTCGCGGTGCTCATCTGGCAGGCCCAGGTAAGACAAGGGGCTGTTAACCTCCAGCCCGCCAACAGCTTCCTTCATGGCCTCCATTTCTGGCGTCGGTCCAATGCGGGTGCGGTCCAATCGCGCCACTTTGGTTGTGGGCTTAGATACCTTCCCAGACTTGTCACGCTTTGCGCCCGAGTTACGGGGCCTTCCTCGTCTAGCCATCACACACCGCCTTTCGCGTTAATCAGGTATTGGGTCATGCTGCTTTCCCTTCGCCATATCCAAACTCCGCCAGCACGCCTTGAGGGGCCTTGCATCCGGGCTGACCCGGCGCTGGACCCGGCGCACACCACTCGCCCTTGCGCTGGAAATACCCGACGAATGAGCGCCATTCGCTTGGCGTGGTCGGCTCGCTGCGTTGCGCTGGCAACCACTCCCGCCACAGCCCGCCGCTCACCCATCGGTCGAACCGCTCGACGCGCTCGCCAGACTTTTCCAACCACGGGCCAACCGCAGCCTCGATATCGGCAGGATCAGCACCAGACCCCACGGCTCTGGCAAATGCTGGCAAGCACGCAATCTCCCCGGATCGCCTCGCTTGTTGGGGCAAAAGCTTCCAAACCCTGTCAAACACCTCCCGGCTGGAAGGGGACAGGGAACCTTTTTGACCCCCTTTAGGGGGGTTTTTGGAGGGTGAAGGGGTTGGTAGGGGGGTCTGGGGGGAAGGAAGGGGGTCCGCACCGTCACGCGCCGTCACACCTTGTCCCGCAATGTCACGCGGACACGATGTGGCAATTTCAACAACTTGTCCCGCGCGCTGCCGCCTCTTACGGTTCCGTGCGGCCTCCCGCTTCTCCGCTTCGCGTTGCTCGTCGCGCTCTGCCAGTTTCTTGACCGTGGCCAGAATCGCAGCCGCATCAACGCCCGCTGACTCCATCGCCTCTATCGTGTCAAGAATGCTCATCGCTGGCCCTCCAACAGATCGCTAAACCGGGTGGTTGCACCATCGAACGCGCACTTGACCGCACCCAGCGGGCCGTGACGCTGCTTCCCAATAATGACCTCAGCCTTGCCCATGGCCGCTCGCATGGCGTCTTCCCATTCGAGGCTTTTAGGACTGTCCGGGCGAGGCTCTTGGCGTTCGAGGTAGTATTCCTCGCGGTACACAAACAAGCACACGTCAGCGTCTTGCTCGATTGATCCGCTCTCCCGAAGGTCGGACAATTGCGGGCGCTTGTCGTCACGCTGCTCAACCGCACGGGACAATTGCGAGAGCGCCAGAACGGGCACGCCAAGCTCTTTAGCCAGAGCCTTGAGGCCGACCGTAATCTTGCTCACCTCCTCCACCCGGTTGGCGGATGATCGCATACCCGACGCGGTGCAGAGCTGGATGTAATCGACCACCACCAGGGCGAGGCCGTGCTTGCGCTTCAACCGGCGCGCGCGGGCCGACAGGGTGGCGATGTTCAAGCCGCCCGTGTCGTCGATATGCAATGGCAGATCGGCCAGCTCTTTTGCAGCTTCGCGCCAGCGCAGCATTTCATCACGGCTTGCGCCGCCAGATCGGATGACATGCGATCCAATCCCTGTGCGGTCAGACAGTATGCGGTTGGCAAGCTGGTCAGCCGACATTTCCAGCGAGAAGAACCCGACCGGCTCTCCCGCCTTCGCGGCAGAATAGGCCATGTTCGTGGCCAGCGCCGTTTTACCCATAGAGGGGCGACCGGCGAGAATGACCAGATCAGACCCGTGCAGGCCCGAAAGCTTGTGATCCAGATCACGCAGGCCGGTTGACAAGCCAGACAGCCCGCCATGCTCAAAGGCCGCGTCCGCCGTCTCGATGGATACCCGCAACGCCTCTTCAAAGCTGACAAACCCGCGCGAGGCTTGCCCCTGCTCTGCTAGAGAATAGAGCTGGCCCTCCGCGTCTTGGATAACCTCGTCCGCCGTCTCGGTTTCAGCATCGCAAACCCGGGCGGTCATTTCCTCGGCAATGCGGGCGACCTCACGGCGGCGCGACAGGTCCAGCACGTCGCGGGCATACTCCACAGCCGCCAGCGACGTTGCGCCGCCATAGACCAGCTCTGACAGGTACTGTGTGCCGCCAATCTCCTGCATGGCCGGTTCCGCGCCGATGGCTCGATTTAGCGTCACGGCGTCGGCCAGACGCCCGGACCCGATCAGCTTGGCAATCTCCGAAAAGATGCGGCCATGCAGCGGATCATGGAAGTGTTCGGCGCGAATGAATGCCGCGTTGTGAAACACCTCGTTGTCAATCAGGACGCCACCAAGGAATGCCTGTTCCGCATCTAGGTTGGAAAGAGGCTCGACCGGCGACCGGCCCGCGTCATAAGCGATAATCTCAGCCATCACGTGGCCACCACGTGGCGCAATGTACTCTTTGCCTCGTCGCTTATGACGTACCCAAGGCCCCAACAGTTGCGTATTTCGATGCCGTGCGCAGAAAGCTTCGCGCGCATCTTGCATATGAAGACGTTTAGAGTGTTGATTCGCGGCTCTTTGCCGCTTGGCCACTCCTCGTCAAAAAATTCATATCTCAGCGGGCACGAGGATGTGAACATGCGCCACAGGATGTGTGCCTCGCTCTTCGTCAACCCGTAAACTCGCATGAATGCAGGCAGTATGTCATCGTACTCCTCGCCACGCTTGGAGCCTTCCAATTGCAAAAGGCGCTCAGCCAGTTCGTCTCGCTCCTCTCGAAGCGTCCGATAAGCTGCCGCTGAAACCATTGAATCTGGAAATGTCATTACCGGTCCTCCGGCTTGTGTTGGGGACAGAACCATGAACCGCGCGTGCGCTTCGATACGTTGAACCCGTATCGTGCGGGCTTGCCGCAGGTCTGGCAGATGAATGGAGGGACAGGGCCGGTCATGCCGCTTCCTTCACAAACGCACCTTGAGCGGCACAGTTGGCAATGTCCCAAAAAGCAGATTCCGGCACCCACCAGCGCGGCGGCTTGTGGTTAGGCTTGACCACCAGAAGGTCACAGCCCTTGCGCCAACCCTCGTAGACCGTGTTTGCCCCGTTCACCTTGAGGCTGGCCAAACGCAGGACGGGAAGGCCGCCACCGACATAAGCGCGGCGGATCAGGTCGAGGAAGCAATCATGGGTCAGCCAGTAAAAGCGCCCCTCGCCCGTCTCGACCGCAGCGCCATCGCACAGAAGACGCGCCTTCTCGTACCGGTCGTAGTGAGAAATGGCCTTGTGGTGCTTGCACTCGATTTGGAGCGCCCACCCTTGCGGGTCCAGGATCACGTCACCGGGGAACGCATCGAGCGCACCGGAAAGCGGCTGACGGCGGCTGTTCACCGCGCCCGCGCCCTCAAGGTCTTTGCGGATTTGGGTTTCGAAGTCGGTGCCTTTTGCTTTCGGGGATTTGAGCCTAGCCATTGCGCGCCTCCCGGTTCCAGATAAGGGCCTCTATGGTCAGGCTTCGCAGCTCTTGCAGGCGGGCCGTGCGCTCACCCTTGGGTGCTCGTATCCAGCGCTCACGGGCAGCAGCACGGGCTGGTTCCATGGCGATGGGGTGAGAGTTGGGGGTATGCGGAGGGGTGAAGAGGTCAGTCATTGGGGGCTCCCCTTGGGGCGGCCCGAACGTGCGCCATCTGGTCTAGTGCCGTTGGCAGGCGCTCAAACATGCTGCCGCCGCGAGAGTTGCGCTGCCAAAACATCAAGCGGAGGTGTCGCGGACTCGCCGGGCAAATCTCAACCCGGAGCATCTTGTTTGCGCAGTGCGCCCAAATCGCTGTTAGGTTCGCTGCATCCCAGTTCGACAGGGTGCCCGACCAGCAGACAGAGACGCAATGCGGGTCAGTAAGGTCGGCGCGATCCCAGTTGACTGGGCGATTATAGATGCCACCGGGGCCAGCGAATTGGAGAACATCGCAGACCTGCTTAGCCAAGAGCGAGAGCGATTGACCTGTGGTTTCCGCAACCCATTCGTGAGCATTGGTGAGGAGTTCCCGGCCCGCAGCCTCTGGCGAGGACACGGAGCGATCCGTAGGAGAGCCACTCATCACAAAGCCTCCCGCGCAATACGGGCCATACGCTTGACAGTGGCGTTAGCATTGGGGGTTTCTTGCTCGATGATTTGACAGAGAGCGTCTCTGGTTTCCATCCTTTCGACACCCATCTTTGCAAGCATATTAGCGGCGGTGCACAACCGCCCCATCGTCTCGGCCAGAGTGCTACGCCGCGTCGTCAACCTCATCACCCTAGCCACCAGAAAGAGGATTGCTGCGGCTTCCAGCATTGCTAGTCCGAACCAGATAAGAGTCCACATCACAAAGCCTCCCGAGACAGAGCTGCAATCAACGCATCCGCTTCCGCGCGGAGCTGGTCAGCAGCCGCGGTCAACACCCGGCGCTCACTCTCATCAATGCGACCATCGGCAAGAGCTTCATGAACCTGCGCAGGCAAGCCACCGGCAATTCGGGCCGCGCCCATCGCGTCACACAGGATCGACTTGGACGGCTCGACACGCACCAGGTTGACCAGTGCGGCGGAATAGACCGGCTGGCCCGCCTCACGTTCCAAAGCTTCAATGAAATGCGGAGGCATGAAGGCGCGTTGAGCGGGGTTCTGGTAATTGCTCATCATCTGGGCAGAAACGCCGCAGATCGAAGCTGCAGCCTCTACGCCGCCAACCATTCGGATAAGCCGTCTCGATTGAGTTGAATGGAAGCACATGGAAAATCCCTCTCCGATTAAAGCTGACTGGACGCCCCGGCCCGACCATGTTCACGGCGGGCAAAATGAGGGCGAATAAGATGAAGGGTGCGGACCAAACCGCGCGGGGCGGCGACATGGCTCAGCGATTGAGCCGAATTGCCGTCGCAGCAGACCGGCGTGCAGCCAGCCTCTCCGAGAATGACCCGGAACGGGCATTCCACGCGGCGCATTGTGATCTGGCGATGACCAGACTGGCGCGGCTTCATGGCCGCCGCCATGCGTGAAGGGGTGCGCGTCCGGGGCAAAGGGGGAGAGACCCGGACGCGCTTCGCGACGCGAAGGGATGACCGCGCGCGAATTGGATTATTCGAAAAACATTTGCAACTCAGGGCTTTGTGTTCGGAACCGCGCAATTCGGCCTCAATCGCGACAGATTCTGTCACCACCGTCCTGTATGGAGTTGGGGAACAACAAGAAACGGATGGTGCCGCATGGAAAAGATGCCCAAGCTCTTTATTGATCACCCGCCGCTCGTCGAATGGCATGGCGACAGGTTTGAGATCACATTCGAGAGCGGGGGCGTGGAGATCCCTGTCGTCCTCACTCGCCACGCCGCAGTTGGCATGTTCGCCAGCCTTCGCCGCACGATCCTCGAAAGCGAACGGATTGACGAAGTGCCAGTCGAGCGTATGTATCGGCGCTAGCATCAGGCCGCGTCGTTTCGCGCCAAGTAGCGCGATTGCCAATACGACATCGGAATCTCTCCGCCAGAGGCGATCTCAATCCGCGTGCCAATGGCAACCGATGGCAGGCGGGCCGAATTGGAGCGCAAGCCGGACAGGTAGTGCGGCGCGCAACCCGCAGCACGAGCCAGGGCTGACCAGCAGCCTCGGCCATGCTTGCGTTCATATGCTTCGAGTTTGTCCATGAAAGGAGATATCGCATATTGCGATTATCGCGGTCAACGAAAATATCGCAGAGTGCAGCACGACACGTATTCGCGTGCATGGCAAAACACAGGGATGCAAGACCGACAGAGCCAATTTTTCGCGCAGTGGCGCAAGCACCGGGGCATGACCCAATCGGCAGCGTCCGAAGCCACCGGCATTCCGCAGGGATACCTGTCTGATCTTGAGCGTGGCGCAAGGCGCTTCAATCAGGACCACCTAGAGGCCCTGGCCCAGGCATACCGCTGCTCGCCTGCCGATCTGCTCGGCCGCGATCCGGGCGCTCCCGACGCCACCGCAGAGATTGTCGACATCTGGGAACACATCAAGCCCGGTGACCGCGAGGTGGCTCGGCGTGTGTTGCGCAGCCTCGGGCAATCGGATGCATAATCGCTTACGGGCTCTGGTGCTGGGGCTCGCCGCGCCTCTCGGGCTCATTGCGTGCCAGCCTGCAGGCATTGAAGTGACCGAAGGGGCGCCGGCTGTTGGGGAGTGGCGAAACTTCGGCGATGTAACCGTGGCCGTTCTCAACGTAGAAGATCGACTAGGGCGCGAGCCAAGCCTTGAGCTGGAAATCCGAAACCCTTCTCTGACAGGCATCGAAGTTCGAGCGACTTGCGACTTTTTTGCACGGAATGGCGCAAGAGTGCTTGCCATGCCCGTCCCTGACGGTAGCTCGACGGTCATCCTTGGGCCCTTGCAGCGTCAGACGGTGCGCATGTCTCTCAGCTTCAACGATCCCGGCGCGATGATTGCAGACGTGCCACCAGTCCGGCTATGGCTGGGCCGCGTTGAATGTATGGCCAGCAGCATCTAACCCGCCCCCCGTAGACCTACCGCAGATGTAGAATATCGCAATTAGCGATTTTTCTGCTTGACCATGTTTATCGCAATATGCGATTGTCTTCCTAACGAAACGGGAGACAGACATGACGCACGCCAGCCGGGACATCTCGCAAATCGCCGCCGCTTACTTCAAGCGCTTCGGCTGGGACGCGCTGTATTCAGAGTATCGCCGGAACGAGCGCAATGCTGAGCTGACCGCTGCCAAGCTGGCCCGCCCGGAAGAGTGGAATGGCCACCATGCGGTCGAGCGTGAATGCCTTCACGGGATCACCAAGCAGCTCGATGCGGCCGCCTCTGAAATGGCCGCCGCACTGAGCCCGCAGGCGCAGGGAGAGGCAGCATGAGCGCCCTTCCCGCCAGCCTATCGCCTCGCCAGCCCGCTTTCACACTTGCTGACCGGCTCGCGCACATCATCCGGGCACGCCTGACGGGTTTCGACCCGCGCCGTGCCGATGAGGGTAACGCATTGGCCGTGCAGCGTCTGACGCGGGTTGGCCCCGGCATCTACGAAATGAACGCCGAGTTCGACGGCCAGCTCTACCGCGTGACGGTTGAGCGTGAGGCTGACGCCCTGCGAGCCGAAGAAGTGGAGGCCGCGTAATGGCTGATCGTATCGAAGATGGGGCACTCCCGAAGGTTGCCCTGAGCATTCGCCAGCCGTGGTGTCATCGAATTTTGCACGATGGCAAGGACGTTGAAAACCGAGACTGGCCGACGAAGTTTCGCGGCCCCGTTCTGATCCACGCCGGGAAGGCATGGGATGACGGTAAGCCGCTTGAGGCTGATCGGTTCGAACTTCCGCGCGGTGGCATCGTGGGTGTGGTCGATATCGTCGACTGCGTGACGAGCATGGAAAGCGAATGGTTTTTCGGGCGCTACGGATTTGTGCTCCGCAACCCGCGCCCACTTCCCTTTGTCCCGTGCCGTGGGCAGCTCGGATTTTTCAAGGTCGATTACGCCATGCTCTCCGCTCGCCAGAAAGGCGGTGCGTGATGACCCGCCGCGACTGGATCGGGGCCGTTAGCTGGCTCCTGCTTTTCTCTCTTCTGCTGATTGGGGGCTGAAATGACCTACCACAAACACCTTGAAGATGCGTCTAACACGCTTCTGGACACCTTCGACCCGGTAGCCTCTTCACTGCTGCAAATCGGCAGCATCAAGCAGGTAGACCCGGCTCGCAGCAACGGCGTTGTTCTTGGCGCGACCATCGCGAACATGAAGCGCGCACGTGACCGGATCGACGCGGCACTGGAAAGCCTGGAACTCGCCCGGTCAGCCGCCACCATCCTCGCCGCGAAAGAGGGTGGCCCGACGCTCGCACAACCCTGTGCCAAGCCGTTCCGCCCGCACATCATCGCGACAGGCAACCCGCCTGTTCGGGACTACCCGGATGGAGTGGCGTGATGGGCGACTGGCAACCAATCGAGACAGCGCCGAAAGACGGGACTGAAATATTGGCGTGCGACGGAAACGACCGGTCTCCCGATTATTCAATCGTGGCTTGGGATAAAAATCTCTGGGTCGCGATGGCCGATGGCGCGCGCGCCATCGAGGCTCAAGGCGACCTCTACACCGATTACGTCCAGCCGTGGGTGACCCACTGGATGCCCCTCCCCGATCCCCCGGTGACCCCATGAACGCCCGTTTCTTCACCCTTCGCGGCTGGCTGGCTGTTGCTATGGCCGGAACCGTTTTCGCCTTCTGCGTCTTTCTGGCGCTCAACTAAGGAACCTGACCATGGAAGACCGCATTATCCAATATCTCGATGCCGCTGATAACGCCCTTGCCCAATACGGCCCGCAAGCTGTTGAGCTGGCCATGTGGATGGGTCGCATCGGGGCCATTCAGGCAATCGTCACGCCGCTGCTTTTCACCACCGCCTGCATCATCATTCTGGCGTGGCCTCTGCGGACCCTGTGGCGCGGGGCTAGCAATATCAATGATTCAGCCGACGCGGCCATAGCGCGGTTTGTCATTTTGATCGCGGCGGCGGTCGTCATCGGATTTGCCATCGTTGGCATCGTGTCTTTCATCAACATCTACGCATGGATCGGCATTTTCCACCCGGAAATCTGGATCGCCCATACCGCGCTTAACGCCATCGCATAACCCCTCCCCAACTGGGCCGGGTGTCTGATCTCACCACCCGGCCCACATTTTTCGGAGAAAAACCATGCCCGTTAGTATGCCAAACCTATCCGCAGTCGGTCGCGATACCTGGGACCGTGCGTGGGCCGCTCATCACCTCAATGAGATTGAGCGCCAGGCCAACATGCTGGCCACCCACACCGCCCGCATCTCTCCGACCCCGGAGGGCTGCGAGCTAATCGACACCATTTGCGCCCGGCTGCAGGCCATGAAGGGCGAACAAGCCGAAAGGGAGGCCGCGTGATGGCCATTCAAGCAAACGACCGAACCAAACGCGACCGCGTTCTGGCCATCCTCAAGAATTACGATCTGGACAGCTCTGCTGTTTGGGACTGCCACGGAACGCCGGTCATTTTCCATTGGGCCTGCGAGCGCATTGCGACCAAGGCAGGCATTGCCTTCTCATCCCCTGAAATCATCGACCGCGACACCATCAACAAGACGGTCACGCTTCTGGTTTCGGGCAAGGTTGCCGACCGGGTTGAATGGTCATTCGGTGAAGTCACCAAGGCCAACTGCCAGAACGCCTATCCGTGGGCAATGGCTGAGAAGCGCGCCAAGGACCGCGTTACCCTGAAATTCGCGGGCCTGTCTGGCGAGGTCTACAGCGAGGAAGAGGCAGACGCCTTCAAGCAAGGCTCGCCGGCCGATCAATCGGGCGCCCGCAAGTCGTCTGCACAGGCCAAGCGCGATGGCGATTACGAAGGCATCAAAGCTGAGATCGAGGCCATCAAAACGCCGGACGACCTCAAGGCTTGGGGCATCAAGAACCGGGACCGCATTAACGCCCTTCCCAAGGCCTTCTCCGATCCGATCCGCGATTGCTACGCGGCCCACATGGAAGACATCCAATCCTGGATTACCGAAACCGACGAAGAAGCTATGGACAGGAGCGCCGCATGAGCATCCCAAACGACCTTCCCAGCGCCGCTGATTTCGATCACGAGATCGGCGCGCTTCAACTCGAAGCCAAGGCTTTCGAGGGCGTCGAGATTGACGCCACTGTTGCCGAGAAAATCGGGGCAATTATCGACCGCGCCCGCAAGCTGGCCAAGCGCATTGATGCCGCCCGCGTGGTGGCCAAGGAGCCGCACCTCACGGCTGGTCGGCAAGTCGATGCTGATTTCAAGGTTCCGGTGTCGAGTGCGTCCAAGGTTGCGGACGACAGCAAGAAGATGCTGCAGCCTTATCTGATTGCCGAGCAGAGGCGGCAGCAGGCCGAGGCGGAAGCTGCACGCTTGAAGGCAAAAGCTTTGCGCAATGACGCCATCTTGGCCGACCGTGCCAGTGCTCAAGCCAAGGAGGCTGAAAAGGCCGCAGCCAGCGCTGGCAAGGTCCAATCCTCGTCTGGATCGGCCCGCACAATCTCCCTGCGGACCGTCCGCAGCGCCTCTGTCACGGACGCGGCCGCTCTAGTGGCGCACTACGCTTCGCACCCGGCCATTATCGCAGAGGCTGAACGGCTCGCGAACGCGGAGATTCGCGCTGCCAAAGGTGCGGAAATCTCCATTCCAGGTATCGAAATCAATGAAGAGCAGGTGGCAGCATGAGCGGATCACTCAACAAGGTAATCATCATCGGCCGGCTGGGCAAAGATCCGGAAGTCCGCCGCATGAACAATGGCGACCCGGTCGTCAACCTGTCCGTCGCCACGTCTGAGAAGTGGAAAGACAAGTCAGGCGAGCGCAAGGAAAAGACGGAATGGCACCGTGTCGTGATTTTCAATGACCACCTCGCCAAGACCGCTGAGAACTACCTCAAGAAGGGGTCGCAGGTGTACCTGGAGGGTTCGCTACAGACCCGCAAATGGACCGACCAGTCTGGGCAGGAGAAATACTCCACCGAGGTTGTTCTGCAAAAGTTCCGGGGCGAGCTGACCATGCTTGACGGCAAGCCGGAGACCGGCGGCGGTGGCTATTCAGAGCCGAACCCGGATGCGCCGAAAGAGGACTTTCGGAATTCCGATCTGGATGATGAAATTCCTTTTTAATCAATCACTTATCTGGTAAAATATAGCGCATAATTGCGCGCAAGAAAAGGACGAAGTTATGGACCAGTCAGACGCTATCGGCGGCGCTGCCCGCGAACAGCTCAAAGCCTTCATTTCCCGCCTTGAGAGGCTTGAGGAGGACAAGGCCAATCTCATGGCCGACATGAAGGAAGTCTATGTCGAGGCCAAGTGCTTCGGCTATGACACCAAAATTCTCCGCAAGGTGATCGCACTGCGCAAGATCGACCGCCATGAGCGTCAGGAAACCGAAGCGCTGCTGGAAATGTATCTGGGAGCAGTCGAGGGATGACCCGCCCTGTCCTCATACGCTGGGATGGCGAGGCATTCGTGCCAGCCAATACCTATCAGGCCCGCATCGCGTCCCAAGCGTATGAGGTCGGGCAAGCCGTGGCCATGGCACCGTTTGAAGACCGTTCGCGTGCCAGTCACAATCACGAATTCGCATGGCTATCGGAGGCTTGGAATAGCTTGCCGGAGTGTCACTCATGCCAGTCATGGGCCGCAACGCCCGAACACCTGCGCAAGTACGCCCTGATCCGTACGGGGTTCTGCAACTCCATTGAGGTGGTCGCTGGAAGCCATGCCGCCGCGCTTCGTGTCGCCGCCGCCTTCCGGTCGGTAGATGAATACGCGGTCGCCACCGTGAGCGGACAGACCGTCACATATCTGACTGCGAAAAGCCAATCAACGCGGGCAATGGACAAGAGGCAGTTTCAAGAGAGCAAGACCGCAATCTTGGAATTCATAGCCGGGCTGATCGGTGTTGAACCCGAAACCCTTGGCAAGCAGACCCGCGCCGCATGACCGGCCCGCAGCACCGCGAGGACACGGAGCGAGCTTGCGAGCCACCACAACAACAAGGACAGGACAATGAGTGAACGTGAAGAACTGGAAGCCGTGATTGAGAGGGCTGTAGACCAAGCGCTGGACATTGCCGGTCAGACAGGCGGCTTCCCTCCGTTCCGTGAGAAGATCGCCACCGCCCTCATCAACTCCGGCTATACCAAGGGTAATGGTGAGCTGGTGGAGGCTGTGCGGGCGGAGCAATCAGAAAAGCTCCGGCGTGATGTTGGATACGCTGTTGCGCAATACCGCAACCTGATCCGCCTTCACACGAAAGGGGAGCCTATCCTATTGCGCATCGTGGAGGAGCGGCTTTCTGGCAATCACGACGCTGCCGACAAGCTTTTCGATTTGCTGAACAGCGAAGAGGACAACAGCCATGAGTGATGTGGAAGAGACGATTGTGGTGCCGAAGAGGGCATCCGAGGCGATGACGAAAGCGGCGACGGCGCTCGCCATGCAGTCATGCCTCACCGGCTCTTATTCGTGGAACGACTACATGTCCGACTTGTGGGCCGTGATGGTCGCCAATGCACCCGCCGCCCCCAAGCCTGACACCTCCCCTGTATGTGTTGAGATAGACTGGGAACGGCTTGGGAATGTGTCTTGCGATTGGAACTTTCCATTCGCCATCTTCGACCCTTCCTGCCGTGACGCGCTAAGCGCGGACATAATGAGTGTAGTCAATGCCCGGTCTGTGGCTGATGTGAGGGCCGAGTATCTGAAAGAGCTGATCGCGGGGGCGAAGGCCGAATACGCGGCGGCGTGCAAAGCCATGGACGGTGCGAGGATGGTTAGTGCCTATGCCCATTATTCTGCCCTCCGCGCTCTCACAGAGGGGGAAGGGTGATGTCGGCATCTTTCAAGAGATGGCCGCGCACTGGCGGATGGAACCTGAGAGTGCACGGGCTGTTCATCGCATGGCACGCTGGAATCAGAGGCCTTTACGCCTTTCACCGCCATTCGCTGGGCCGCTGGTCGCTTGTGATATGGCGGCTTGAAATAGCATGGACACAGAAGGATCAACACCATGAGTGATGAAGAAGATATGGCTCGCGATGCTCGCTCCGTGTCCTCCCCTACGGGTGCGGGCCGGTTTCGACCTATCGATGATGAGGCGAAGCGACTCGACCAAATCCTCGCATATAGCGAGCATGGCTGCACCGGAACATTGCTGGTTCGCTGGACCGCTTTGAGCGAATTTCTGTCAGACAGCGAGATCGAAGAGTATTCGCGCGAAGGGATGAGCGATGAAGCGCTAGACGAGCCGGACTGGTTTTTCGCCGACTTCTGCCTCGGGGGCCGACTATCGCCAGATTGCTACCCGACCCATTACATGCCTCTTCCAGCGCCACCAGCGGCCCGCAACGCTAGTGAGGACACGGAGCCGAAGGCCACTCCATCACAGGATGACGTAGATGCTCTGGTGAAGGTGGCGCATGTAGTGAATGGTTTTTTGGGGATTCAAGCGTTTTCTCAAAAGGACGGCAGTATTGCTGACAAGTTGAGCAGCGAGCTTGAAGACGCCCTCACCCCATTCCAGAAAGGCTAGGCCATGAGCGCCCGCGCTGACATATTCCTGGAGCCGGTCGCCGTCACCGTAGCGGATGCCGCGCGCCTTGTCGGGTTCCGGTCTGCCGAGGCGTTTGCGGCCCACTACCCGCACAGAATTTTCAAGATCGGAAGCGAGCGCCGCGTTAGGGTGGCGGATGTTCGGGCTTGGATTGACCAACTGGCTGGGGCAAAGACAATGGGCTTGGGACCGGGAGCCAGACTTGCCAGCGCGGATAAAAATATCAGGCATCAAAACGGTGCGGGTCCGTAAGGCCGGGCGTGTCTATGAATACCACTACCACCGCGCGACCCGGACGCGCCTTAAATCAGAGCCGGGAACACTGGCCTTCGCGACAGAAGTCGAGCGGCTAAACAATCAAGCCCAAGCCGATTTTCCCGGAACGCTTTATTCCATGATCAGCGCGTTCAAAGCCTCGCCAGAGTGGGCAGGCTTGGCGGATCGAACCCGCAAGGACTACGCGCAAGTCCTAGACTACCTCGCCCCACTGGGGGGAGACGACCCCTCCGCATATACGCCGTCTGATTGCCTAGAGGTGCGGGACGCCGCGTTCAAATCTCGCGGATACAGATTTTCCAAATACGTCATACAGGTTTGCTCAAGGCTCTGGAATTGGGGCCTTCCGCGTGAGTATGTCTCGGTTAACCCATGGGCCAGCATCACGGCGATCAAGCGACCCAAAGAGCTGGGAACAGCAAACCCGCCGTGGACAGCGCAGGAGCTGGCAACCGGGCTAATGACCGCCCCGATAGGGCTGGCGCGTGGCTTGGCCCTATGCGCGATGGGCCGGGATGGGTCCGACGCGATCCGAACAACATGGGGGGAGATTGAAGGGGGGGAGAAGGCGCGCGGCAAAACGGGCGGATCGGGAAGACTGATCATCCCCGATGCGCTTGCCCCGATATTCCAGGGGGAGCGGTTTTGCGAGTTTGTCACCACGCATTCGGGCAACGGTCCGTGGAAGACGCAGAACACCTTCACCAAGGCCCGGCGCGACCATATGGAAGGGTTGGCGGCGCGCGGTCTGGTCAGACACGGCCTCACCACTCACGGCCTGCGCAAGACGCTGGCGACCATCATAACGGAGGGTGGCGGAGAGCTACGAACCGTACAGAACGCATTGCAACACAAGACGGTTGCTATGGCGCTGCATTACTCTGCCGAAGCCGACATGACAAAGCGATCCGGCGAGGCTATGAAGCTCTTGTCCGGCGCGCTTTCGGACGCAGGTTTTGGAAAACCTTTTGGAAAACCCGGCACCAATGACCGG